AAGATGGAAGCAAATAAAGTTGCGCTTGCTAAAAATGAAATTACAGAAAAAGAATTTAAAGCAAGAGAGACCAAAGCTCAAGACGACCTAACTAAAGAAGAAATAACAAAGTACACCAAGCTAAAGGCAACTCAGCTAGGCATTCAGCAGGCGAGCGTTAACAAGATAAAAGAGCTTTTGGCAAATGCAGAGAAGAGCGGAAACGCGCTAGGCACTGCTAGCTTTAAAGCTCAATTGACAGCGCAAACAGCCGCACTTCTTCAGGCTCAAGATGATTTGGCTGCCGCAAAAAGACTTGGTACCAGTCCAGACCTGATAGCGACGAAAAACGATAGCGACCCGATGAAGCACTCCGCTATAGATAAATTGCTTATCTCTTTACGAGCAAAGAAAGAGGACTTAGCCGCGACAATTAAGGGCATCGATGGCGATTTGGCTGCCTTTGAGAGTAGAGTCAGTGATGGAGTTTACGGTGAAAAGCGTAATAAAAAAGGCAAGATAACTCAAGATGCCGCCACCGAAGCGGAGCTAGCTGAGGCTAAAGCCCTCTATCAAGAGCAATTTAGACAATCTGAAGAGATAGATAGACTTAATAAGATTATTGGCGATGCCGCTTCAGCTAGAACCAATGTTGCAGAGTTGACACGTAATTCTCAAATTGAGCTAAGCGATGCAATGGCTAATTATTATGATACAGGTTCGGCTGACAAGTCTATGACTGCGCTTCATAAGCAATTAGAGAAAATGAAAGAAGCCTTAACTAAAGCATCTAAAGAGCTTGGCGGTACGGAACAGGCTAAAGCTTTGGAGGCTTTAAAGGGTTTTGATGCTTTCAAGGCTAAAGTTCTTTCAGAGAAGGGCGCAGTTCAGGCTTCTAACTTAGCTGTAGATTTCAGAGAGAAAGCCAACGCTATTGAAGTCAATTTGACCGACAATAGATATGACCAGATTGAGGCGGCTTACAATAAGGAAATCACTAAATCAAAAGAGGTTTACGAAACCAAAAGACTTCTTGCCGAAGGCAACGACCAAGCAATGCGTAACCTTGACTCAGAATATAATCGCTGGTCAAGTGATATGTCGGCTAAGCGTCTTCGTGATTTAGAGACTCCACTTCAAAAGTTAGCTAGAGACTGGAAAGACACAACCAAGCAAATGCAAGACGCCACAACTGGCTGGGCAGACCAAGCTGTTGATGCTTTCGTTCAGTTCGCTAAGACTGGCAAGTTAAACTTTAGTAGCCTTATCGATTCTATTCTGACGGACATTATTAGAATGCAGACGCGTAAAGAGTTTGCTCAGTTCTTAATGCCTTTGATGGATAGTGCCAGTGCGGCAGTTGGCAATTGGATGAGCGGCGTGTTTCCATTTGCTGATGGTGGGATTATGACTGGCGGTGGCGCTGTAGAGCTTCGCAAGTATGCAACTGGTGGCGTAGCAAACACTCCTCAGTTAGCAATGTATGGCGAAGGCTCAATGGCTGAAGCTTATGTACCTCTTCCAGATGGCAGAAGCATTCCAGTAACAATGTCTGGCGGTGCAGGGGCGGGCGGTGCAAATAACGTAACTGTAAACGTAATTAACCAAACAAGTACGCCTGTTTCTGCAAGCAAGTCTCAGCCTCGCTTTGATGGCAGACAGATGGTGCTAGATATTGTTCTGACGGCAGCAAGTCAGCCAGGACAGTTCCGTGACGGTATGAAAGGGGCATTAGTATAATGATTTACACTTTTCCAACTCTAAGTTCCCCAAAGTTTGACTCTTCTAAGTTTAACCAAACAACAGAAGACCCAACAATTAGAACGCCGATTGAAGGCGGTTACATCGCTACAAGAGCGAGGCATACTCGTCGCCCAAGAAGAACATTCAAAGGCGGGTACACTAATCTAAGCGAAGCAGACCGTCTATCGATAGAGACGTTTACTAATACAGTAAAGGTTGGGGCGTTAAACTTTTACTGGACACATCCAGTTACTAACGAAGTGATTACTTGTCGCTTCAAGTCGCCCCCTAACTTTGATTATGTAGGTGTTGGCTCTACTTATCGTTGGGATGTATCGATTGACTTAGAGGAAGTTTAGTAAGTCATTAATGACGAATTATGGTAATATAATGCCATGAGCAAATTCCTATCCGTCGCTACCGTAATAGAAAAGAACAAGATTGCGTCAGATACGCCATTTTTGGTATGTCTGGAGATTGACGTTCTTGACCCTGCTACCAATACGCTTGTTGAAACATTCTACCTAGTACGTAACGCCGAAGATGTTGTTTGGCAAGGTCATACGTATGTAGCCATGTCTTTTGACATCGAGTTCAAAAGTGAAGCGAACGCAATCGCGCCAATTCAGTTACGTATGTTCGACTATACCCGCGCAGTAATGGAGCGTATGCAAGCTTACGGTGGGGGCATCGGGTCGACTGTGAGAGTGATTGTTCTTAATGCGGGAGCGTTAGACCAGCCCGCAGAGATAATGGAACACTTTTCTGTAGTGGGCGCTCAAGCTCAAAACTACACAATTCTTTGGACTTTAGGTGCAGAGAATATTCTTGAAATTACATTCCCTAAACGTAGACAGCTACGCGATAGATGTTCTTGGCGTTATAAGTCTGGACAGTGCAAATATACAGGGGCTAAAGCAACCTGTGACCTAAGTCTACAGGGGCCAAATGGCTGTGCCGCACATTTCAACACAATCAACTTTGGCGGCTTTCCTGGCATCAATAGTAACGGGGTTAGTTATGGTTAATGACAGTTACGAGAAGTATCTATCAGCGCCGTTTTCTTACGGTGGTCGTGGCCCAGATGTCTTTGATTGCTACGGCTTACTTAAGCAACTTTATAAAGAAGAGCGTGGTGTTGAGATTCCAGATTTCGTTAGCGAAGAAGAAGTAGAAAAGATTGCAGTTCTTTTTCATAAAGGCATCAACGAGTGGGAAGAAGTGGAAGAGAGAAAGGGCGTAGCAGTCCTTTTTCGTATTAAAGGTTATGGCGCCCATGTTGGTTACTGTATCGGCGATGGTCGATTCGTACATACATGGGAAAAGTCTTGCGGCGTTTGTATCGAGCGTCTGCATTTGTGGCGTTCTAGAATAATAGGTTATTACGATTATGTCGGCATCAGAGAATAAATACATAACGGTTGTTCGCCTTAAGAACCCATTCAATGTTAAGAACTTTGACAAGGACTTGGTCGTCTGGGAGTCTAACAAGACCGTAGTTGATTATCTTCCACCTTTAGGCGTTGTCGAACTAGACAAAGAGCCTGAGATTACCTTTGTTGTTTCAATTAATGGCAAGGTAGTTAAAGAAGAAGATTATGGCGTTACTTATCTAAACGCCGAAGACAGCATTATTATTTGCCCAGTGCCAGGCAAAGGCGGTAAGAGCATATTTAAACTTATTGCCCTGATTGCCGTTGCTATTATCGCCCCTCAAATCGGCGGCATGATTGCGTCGAGTATGGGCGTTGAAGGTGGTATTTACGCGCTAGGCAATGCAGTTACGGTAGGTGAGCTAATCGGTACGGCTGTATCGTTTGTAGGCAAGGCACTTGTAAGTGCGATGTTTGCCCCTAGCCAGGCAGCGCCTCCATCCCCATCCTTAGATTCTTCACCGTCATACGGGGTAGATGGCCCAAAGAACGTATCAGGCGAAGGTGTTGTAGTGCCTGTAGTTTATGGGCAATTTAGATGTGCTGGCAATCTTGTTAATGCTTATGTCGAAAACGCCACAGTAGACAAAATTGATACTCAATATGTATATATGCAGTATTGCGTTTCCGAGGGGCCAATCTCTGGTATTTCTGATTTAAAGTTTAACGACCAAGTTTATTCTAACTTTAAAGATGTCACTTACGAGGTTCGTAATGGGTTGGCTAGTCAGCCAGTAGTAGGCTGGTTTAATGATACTTTCGCGCCAAGAACCATCAGTCAGAAAATGACCAATAGTTGGGCTATGTTTACGACTTTAGATGCTGTAGACAAGCTTAGGTTTGATGTCGTATTCCCTAATGGTCTATTTACTATTAACACCGAAAGCGGAAGCACACAAAACAGAACCACAGAATTGCAAATTCAATACAGGCTTCAAGGGTCTGCGACTTGGATAGGGATGGGTGACAGTACAGTCGTCGACCATTACGAGCGTAGATTCAGTATTAACGGCGTAAGCTACCCAACGGTTCCAGTCGGTTATTATGATGGCAAGGTTCTTAATGGTTCATCAGGAACTTCTTATATTGGCTATGGCGTAAAACAATACTCAGATAACGCTCTTTACAAGAGGGCTTCTAATAA